AAGGTGGGTCGCGCTGTTTAATGGGTGCATATGGAAAACGATAAGTTTGAAGAGATAAACCCTGAGTTCTACCTTCAGGATGAAGCGCCTGTTGAAGAGTCTATTGATGAGCCTTTAGACGAATTATCTCAACAGTTTGTAGACAAACTAATAGATAAGATGCTTGAGTTTCTCAAGGTGCTTGTAGGACATGATTTACACCCCTATCAAAAACCTCTTGCACGTCGCATTATGGAGTCTGTGATTATCAATGATGGTGAAGAAATCACTGCTCTTGCTTCTCGTCAGTCAGGTAAATCTGAAACAGTTGCAGACACCGTTGCAACAATGATGATTCTTCTTCCTAGACTTGCAAAACTATATCCAGATTTGTTAGGTAAATTTAAAGATGGAATTTGGGTTGGATTGTTCGCTCCAACAGAGTCACAAGCCGAAACTTTGTTTGGACGTACAGTCACACGACTCAGTTCAGAACGTGCTTTAGAAATTATGGATGACCCAGAGATTGATGACACAGCCGCACGCGTGGGAGGCGTTACTCGTCAGATTCGTTTGAAAAAATCTGGTTCAACTATCACAATGATGACCGCTAACCCACGAGCAAAGATTGAATCTAAGTCGTTTCACCTTGTCATCATTGACGAGTGTCAAGAAGCAGATGATTTTGTTGTATCAAAGTCTATTAGTCCAATGCTTGCGTACTACGCGGGTACGATGGTTAAAACTGGAACTCCAACTACTAGTAAAAATAACTTCTATCGTTCTATTCAATTAAATCGTAGACGACAGACAGGCCGTGCTGCACGACAAAATCATTTCCAATGGGATTGGAAAGATGTTTCAAAATTTAATCAAAATTACGAGAAGTTCATTCGTAAAGAGATGCTTCGTATTGGTGAAGATTCTGATGAATTTCAGATGTCGTACAACTGCAAGTGGTTGTTAGAACGAGGAATGTTTGTTACTTCATCAATTATGGATGAATTAGGAGATACTTCTCAAGAACTTGTTAAGTCGTGGCACAAAACACCTGTTGTTGTTGGTATCGACCCTGCTCGTAAGACAGACAGCACTGTGGTAACAGTTGTGTGGGTTGATTGGGATAGACCCGATGAGTTCGGTTACTTTGACCATAGAATTTTAAATTGGCTAGAAATGCAAGGAGATGACTGGGAAGAACAGTACTATCAAATTGTTAACTTTCTAGAAAACTACGATGTGCTCGCTGTGGGCGTAGATGCTAACGGTGTTGGCGACGCGGTGGCACAGAGATTAAAACTACTTTTGCCAAGAGCGGAGGTAATGTCCTTAACCTCTAGTCCATCAGAGCAGTCAAAACGGTGGAAACACTTGCAGGCCTTAATTCAAAGACGAATGATTTCTTGGCCATCTCATGCAAAAACTAGGCGTCTAAGAACTTGGAAACGGTTCTATCAGCAGATGGTGGATGCAGAAGTCCAATACAAAGGTCCAAATTTCCTTGTAGCCGCTCCTGACGAGTCCTATGCACACGACGACTTTGTAGACTCATTAGCAATTGCCTGTTCTTTAACACAAGACCTAGTAATGCCAGAAGTTGTGGCTTCTAGCAATCCTTTCTTCGGTTAAGCCACACAAAGTAGTAAAAAGGGTAGAAACTATCTACCAGGTATACCTAAACCTAGAAACAAGGAGTCTCCAATGGCTATTTCTCCAGCACCTCGCTTTCCAGAGCGTGCACCAAATGTCTACGAGCGCAAAATGGGTGACAACCCAGTACGTCGTGGACCACTACGCTTTGAAGAAGGCGTAGCAACTGATACCGATGTTCCAAACGATTTTGTTAAGGGAATGCAACAGGGTTCAGCAGTTGCTCCTGGTCGTCCAAATCGTAATGCTCCAGTCTGGCAGAAGCCTGCCGCTGAAACTTTGTCTGAGCGTGCACACGTAGGTTCTGCTGCATGGATTGAAGCACCTACCATGCTCGGTGAGTTTGCTCATGGCACTTACACAGACCGTGCAGAACAGATGATTGAAACTGTTGTACGTTCTGGTGGCCGCCAACAGCGTCCAGCCCCAACTGTCGTAAACGACTAGTTATTTAACAACCTAGACCCGCTCATACGGTAGTGTATGGGCGGGACTAGGATGTATTCGGAGGAGATTCAGTGAGAAAACCTGCTAATCCAAAATTGTATGCGATGTTTGTCGCACAGGCCAAAGCAAAGTATTCAAAGTGGCCTAACCCTGGAGCAAGTGCTTGGGTTGCAAAAAAGTATAAAGAAGCAGGCGGACAATACACTGAAACAACAGAAGCAGACCGTCGTCACAAGATGGCAGTAAAAAAACAACAAAAACAATTATCTGAAAAAAAGAGTTCTAAAAAAGAAGATAAGAAATCCGAAAAGGATAAAGGCAAGAAGTAATGTCATTTCTTGATTTCACGCCACCGTCGTATCGTGCAGCGTCATCTGACCTTACTATCTCTATTTCACCACTTGGTCTTGTAGAACTTGCTGATGAAGAATTTGAGGTTCACGGTCCTCGTTTAAACCGTTATTCGCTTAACTGGGCGATGTACCTAGGACACCATTGGGGTTATCGTCGTGAACAAGGCGAAATGCAAATTGCAGTTAATTATTACCGTGCCTTTAATGATTATCTTTCTAGGTTCGTGTTTGGTCGTGGCGTTCACTTTCGCTCTCCTAAATCAACTGAAGCGATTATTCCAGACCGTCTTGAACGCATTTGGGAAATCGATAATGACAAAATGCGAGTCCTACTTGAGATGGGACAACAAGGCGGTATCACAGGCGACGTATTCGTCAAAGTAGCCTACGAAGAGCCTTGGACAGACTCTGCTGGCATGTTCCACCCTGGACGTGTTCGCATTCTGCCTATGAATTCATCATTCTGTTTTCCTGAGTTCCACCCACATGATAGAAGCCGTCTTCTTAGATTCAAACAGAAGTATCGTTTCTGGGGAACCTCTCTTGAAGGTACACGTCAAGTGTTTACCTACACTGAAATTTTGACCGATGACGTAATTGAAGAGTACATCAACGATGAACTCATTGACTCACGTCCAAATCCACTTGGTCTTATTCCAGTGGTACACATTCCTAACGTTCCTGTTTCAGGTTCACCGTGGGGTCTCTCGGACGCACACGACATCATCACTATAAACCGTGCATATAACGAAATTAGCACCGATGTTGCAGACATCATTAACTATCACGCTTCTCCTGTGACAGTTATCGTTGGTGCTAAAGCCTCTAACCTTGAGAAAGGTGCTAAGAAGGTTTGGGGCGGTCTTCCAAAAGACGCTCAAGTCTTCAATCTTGAAGGTGGTGCGCAAGGAATTGATGGCGCACTTAAATATCTTGAGTTATTAAAACGCTCAATGCATGAAATTATGAACATTCCAGAAACTGCGCTAGGACAAGTTCAGCCAATTTCTAATACATCAGGTGTTGCTCTTTCTATTCAATACCAGCCACTGATGAATCGCTACTCTCAAAAGGTAGCCCAATATGGCAAGGGTTTAGAGCGAATCAATGAACTTGCACTTCGCACCCTTGCTATCAAGGAACCACAAACATTCTTGTACAACCCAAATGAGGATGGTCCAATCAAAGAAGGTCAACTAGACCGCCTTGACCCAAATGACCCTCTGTCATACATGAACTACGTACAGTTCCCTCCTCCACTTCCTCTTGATAAGTTAATTGTTCTTAATGAAATCCAAACCAAACTAGGAATGGGTCTTGAGTCAAAAGAAGGAGCGCTGCGAACACTTGGAGAAGAATTCCCAGAAGAGAAACTTCAAGAGATTCGTCGTGAACTTGTAGAAGATGCTAAGGCCGACGGTGCTCTGGCTCTCGTCAAAGTTCAAATTCAAAAACAAATTCAAGATATGACTGGAATGATGCCTGGACCAGATGGTTCAAGCGCAATTCCAATGCAACCTACCCAATTAGGTGACGGGGATGTGATGGGTGATGGCGTTGAAGGAGCCCCAACTCCTGAAAAAGTCGAAGACCCAATGGTTCAAGAAGCAAAAGCAATAGAAGACCAGGCAGAAATGGCTATTAGAAATGACCTAGTAACCCAAGCCTACGGCACAAAAATTCCGCAAAGAAGGGCGGTAGACAGAGAGTAATTTTCCAACTGTAAAAAGTTTGGAATATACCGAGACAATAGCATTTAAATGTAATGCAATTATCTCATAATAACCCAGGGACACGCCGCAAGGCATACGGACAACGACTCAAGAAAGATAAGTGATTACTATGGATAACGTACTAGAAACGGATGCATCACTGTCATCAGTTGATGTGTCGATAGCGAGTGGTGAGCCAACTATGTCAGTACCTTCGTACACAGCCGATGATATTGCAAAGGCACGTGAACAAGAGAAGGCTAAGTTGTACCCACAACTTGAAAAGATGAAAGAAGAACTCGCATCTCTTAAAAAAGAGCGTGAGGAAGCGGCGGCCCGTGAAGCAGAGCGTCAAACACGAATTGCTGAAGAGGAAAACCGTGCAGCACAGTTGAAGAAGGAACAGGAAGAGAATGAACTGTCCTTCAAAGACCTTCTCAAAAAGAAGGAGCAAGAATTTCAATCTCAGTTAGAGAATGAACGTCTTGAAAGAGAACGTGCTATTGCACTCCTAGACCAGGAGCGCAAATTCCAAGAGTTGATGAATTATCGTCAGGCTCGTTTGGAACAGGAAAGAGAAAACATCATTCCTGAACTAATCGATTTAATTGAAGGTGATTCACAAGATGCAATTGAGCAGAGCATCGCAACTTTAAAAGAAAAATCTGCTCGAATTCTCGATTCCGCTCAACAGGCTATGCAGTCTGCACGAGCACAAATGGCAGGACCACGCGTAACTGCGCCTGCCGCAGGACCCCTCGATAATGATTCGTCACAACAAACGTTAACTCCTGATTCAATCAGGGATATGTCATTGGCAGACTATGCGAAACAACGAGCCAAATTACTTGGCAATGCAGCATCAAATCGTGGTCAGGGACTGTTCGGTTAACCCAAACATCTATCTAGAAAGGACTTGACCTAAATGGCAAGTGCAATTACAGGTACTGGTCAACTAGCCAGCGCCCCTACCGCTTATTCGGGCTCTAATACATCCCTGAATCAAGCAATCCAAACAATCTGGTCGAAGGAAATCCTCTTCCAGGCAATGCCAATTCTTCGTTTCGAACAGTTTGCAGTTAAGAAGACTGAACTAGGAGTTGCTCCTGGTCTTCGTGTTAACTTCCTTCGTTACAAGAACTTTGCAGTAGACCCATCTCCTCTAACAGAAGGTGTTCGTATGACAACGAACGCTCTTACTGCAGAGCAGATTGCTATTACTGTTGCAGAACACGGCTACGCAGTAGCAGTTTCTGAACTTCTTCTTAATGCATCCTTCGATGACGTAATGGCTTCTGCTTCACGTCTTCTTGGTCGCCACATGGCACAGTACCTCGATGTACAGGCACGTAACACACTCTCTGCAGCAACTTCTGCAGTGTTCGGTTATGACCGCTCTTCACTACAGGGTGTCAATGACTGGTACAACGAAG